AGCTAGTGTTAGTGTAGTATCTACACCACCAGCATTAGTATTAATAACTAATAGATCAGCATCAGCAAAAAACTCAAATGGTACAGTAAATGTAGTCTGCCCAGATGTAGCTGTATATTGTACTCTAGGTGATGTATCTGATATAGATAGTGCCATGATTTACTAATATAGTCCTTTCTCTATTTTATCAAATAAAAAATCTGCGTACCAAAGATTGTTATACGGTATCATTCTTCTTAATCTTCTAGCTGTATGATGGTTATGCCTACCTCTACCCCAATCATATAAAATCTCATATATATTACCTATTGTTGATCCTATTGGTGCTATTGAACCCATTTTTCTTTTCATAGATGTACCATAAGGTCTTTGTATACCTAGTAGAGTAGGTCTAACACCTATTTTATTATCAGATAAAGCCATAATAATTCTATCAATATCTGTAAACATACCCCCTACACCACCTCTTTCTGCACCATCTAATACCTTTTCTCTTAATGTTTTATTTTTATATTGTGCGTTAGTTTGTTTTGCTCTTAAAGCATCTATCATCATTCCTATAGCAGTCAATGCAGCTAAACCTTCTAAAAATCTACCATCTTCCATCTGCATCCCTCTATATAAAACCCTTCTAGTATAGCCTAGTCCAAACTTTTTATACTGAAATAACACCGATCCCTCTACAGTATTAGCAAATAATGGTGCATCTGATAGACCTGGAGTAACAATTACATTATCTACTTCTTTATTTAAAGCTGCTCTAAACTTCATAGTTGCATCTGCATTTTCCCATAAATCAGTATTAGGAAATTTTAATTGATCGTGTTCTTTTGAATATACACCTTTATCAGTATTTTTACCTTGACCATGTTTTTTATAGTTTTTTAAAATATCATCTAAAATTTTTAAATCTGTTTTTGTTGCAGTACCTAAACCAAGATTAGCTATATATTCTATTTCCCATTGTTTAGCTTTTCCTTTTGATAATCTTTCTATAATGTCTAATAGTTTTGTATTTACTAAAATTGTTGCAGTAACTTTAATAAAAGCGTTCCAAGGACTTTGTAAGTTTCCATATCTAAATGCTAAAGTATTGAGTTGTTGGAATACTTTTTCTGCACCAGTAAAACTACTTCTTAGTGTATCATTACCAGATATAATATCTGCTCTAACAGAACCAATACTCATATCTATAGCTTGAAATGATAACTTTGCTTCTTTAAAACCTTTATCAAAAATAGCTTTACCTAAACCATTAGAAAATGCTTCTAATAATTTAGATGATGTACCCATTAATCCATCTACAGTTATAATTCTACCTATATCAGCTATTTGTGTAATACCAGTAAGCATTGTAATATTGTGGAAGATTTTAATCATTGTTGCTGTTTTAAAATAATAACCATTAGGATTATCAGGTAATCCATATTTATTTTTTACTAAAGATACTATTGCTTCAGCTTTTTCCATTTCAATATTAAATCTTTTTACAAATTCTTCTTGTCGCAAACCATAATAATTAGATCCTTGTTTTTGTAGTTCATCTCCTATTTGTATCATACCTGGAGCAAATCCTGTTTTTCCTTGATCATAAAACCAACCAAAACCATATGGATCTCCAAACTTTTCTGTCATAGCTATATCTGGAGCTACTGATCTAAAATAATGCGACATAGTTATTTCTAAATTATCTTCTATAAAACCAGCTCTAAATAATGGTTTGTAGTCAATATCTTTTAAATATCTTGTTTTTAAATGTTTAGAAAAATATCCACCTTTTAACTGATATAACATACCAGGCTTAACATTTTTTGGTCTAATAGGTGCAGCATCTGGACTATAGTTTTTAAAATTACTTACTATGTCTGTGATTTCATCACTAGTAAATAATGCAGCACCAGTTTTTTTGTCTTTAGCTAAAGCCATTTGTTTAGCTAATAAACTAGAAAATTCTTCCCATCTTGTAGATATTTGATCATATTTATAATTTACTGGTACATAGAACTGATCATCTAATTGTTTTGCTAATTTGCTATCTAGTGCTACACCAGCAATATATTTATCTGCTTCTGCTTTTGTCCATTCTTCTTGTGTGTTTGGATTTTTATAGACTTTATTTTTTGGGTTAGAAAAATATGCTTTTAGAAAATCTGCAAATTCTTCCTTTTTAATAATTGGTATCATAAACATACCTAATTTATTTATTTTTTTTCTTATAGGGTTAAAGTATTTATCACCTACATATTGTTGTGCATAAGCAGCTATTTCTGGTATATCGTGTTTATTACCATTTAATCTTGCATATGTTGCTTCTCTAAATACTTCTTCTGGAGTAAATACTCCTTTGAACTTCAATGAAGAAAAACCTTTCCAGTTCATAATCTTAGCAATACCTTCTCTTTCTTTACCTTGAAGTTTTGCTGTAATTTTTTGTGCTACTTTGTAGCCTTCATCAAGCACTTCTATTAAGTTAGGACCAAATGCTAAATTACGCATTTGTTCTACTGTATCAGGACTAGCTATCCCATCTTTATTATATTTATATAACAATGGACTATTAAATAAATTCATAGCAAATAGTTTTCCTGTTTTACTTCCTGAATGTATAAAAAAATCTAAAGGTGATAAAACTTGTGCAGCTTTTGTTAAACCAGATACCATAGAACTTCTTAAAGTATCGTTCTTATATGTAATATCATTCCATTTCATTTCTTGGAATAGTTCATTTTGAAACTTTCCATAGTTATATGTTTCTTGATCTAGAACTTTATAATCATCAAGCATACTAGAACCAACTCTTTGAACATCTTTTCTATTATCTAATATTTGTTGGTATGCTATTTTATTTATTCTGTTTTCATAAGCTGCTTTAGATTCACCTTTTCTTCTTCTATATGTTTTATGTGCAAACTCATGTCTTAATACAAAATCAACCCATTCATTAATATCTCTAAAGTCTTTCTTTTTAAATGGAATGATCTTTTCACCATCAATAGTATTAATTTTAAATGGTCTACCATCTTTCCACATTTGTTTAATACCATCTATATCTAGTACCATTTCATCTTTATATTTATTGTAATATGCTGGTATGTATTTACCCCCAACCGTTTTACCTGACTTACCACCTAAAACTATTTTCATAGTAGGGTATTGATTTTGAAAAACCTTTAATAACTCTGTTACATTTTTAGGCATACCTGGCTTTACAGTTGTTTTGTATAATGATGGATTTTGTAATAATAACTGTCTTGTTGTTGTACCAGCTTCTGTTTTTGTAACATCAGCTAAATCATCTATATCAATAACTACCCCTCTATCATTTGAAGGATCATATTTATATTTGTTATATCTTTTATCGTATTTACTAAGCATTGGACTTAATTTATGTAAAGCTCCACCGATTGCTGTCATTACTACTGCATCAACATATGTTCTATCTCTGTCAGCAACTTGTTTTGCTCCTTCTTCTGCTATCATTAATTTACCTATATTAGAAAACTTGTTTGGATTGTTACCCATAACTGCAAATCTTAATGGCTTACTTAATAATAATAATGATGATGGATCTAATAATATTTCACTAACTAATCTTGTAGCTGCAAAATATGGATTTTTATAATCATCTGCTTTTTGTATTAAAGCTGATAATCTAAACGCAGATTCTTGTGGTGATCTAGAATCAAAAAACTTTTCTGGAAACTGTTCTATGTATCCATCTAATTGTGGATCAGTAAATGCTGAGTATTCTCCAGTAGCTTCATCATTATACTTAGAATAGTTTAAAATATTTGGAATAATTCCAAGCACACTTCTGTCTGAAACAGCTCTCCACATCATGCTAGGATTTGTAAAGAAATCTTGTGCTTTTTGAATATCTTGACCTATGTCATATTCATTAAATCTATTTTTAACTATGTCAGGTTTTTTTACAAAACTAGGATGATCTTTAGTTACAATACCACTATCACCAAACTTTATTTTTTTAAGGTTACTCATTTACCTTAAAAATGTCTGGTTTAAAGAAAAAGTCAAAATATGAATCAATATTAGGATTGTTATATAATGATTTAAAGTAATCTTTATCACTACTTTGAACAGCATTGAATAATGCTTTTTTATCTATATTTGGATTATCTAAAAGAACTCTTGATATAAATGCTTTTGTAATTCCACTATAGTTAAAATACTGTTCATTAACATAATCAAATGTTTTTGTAGTAAGTTCTTCACTATATGGAACAGGAACTGTTTCTAACAATTCATTCATTCCATTATTTATTTCTTTAAATAATTCTTTTCTATCCTCTTTTGTATTAAATTCTGATGTTTTATAAGTATTTTGGAATGTATTATATTTGTAATATGAATCATCTTCATATAGTTGTTGATATAGTTTAGCCATATTTGCTTCTACATTTAAATCGCCAAACTTATCTTGCGACCAGATTACTACTGGTGCAATAAACCTTTCTTCTATGCTATCTAAATATCCAGCTTGTCCATATTCTTTTGCAAACTCTTGTTCATATCTATTGATTAAATTTGATTTTGTTAATACACCTCCTCCTGTATAAACAGTTGGATTAAAAGGTCTACCATCAAAAGTAATTTTATTTAATGTATCAAAATTATCTGGTTCTAAATAACCAGTTCCACTATTAGAAACCACAACATCATAGTTTGCCATTGTTCCTGAGCCACCATCTTCTCTATATACCAAATATATATTACCACTTTCTATTAACTCTATTACTTTTTCTATTGTAGGTAACTCTACTGTTTCATTAGGTAAGGTAAACTGATCTTGTACAGTTTCAAATAATTCATGATTTGGATCTTGTAATATTCTAGATAAATTATTGTATGTATATGCAGCCATAGCCAATTTAATATCTGTATTTTCTAAACTTTTATGTTCTTTTTCTACTGGCATATATCTATAAGAAGTTCCAGGCACATTGTCCATAAACTCTGTATTACCAAAATGTGCTTTATCCATACCATTAAACGCATACATAATTGATCTTTCAAATCTTATTTTCTTTTGATTATCATCATCAAATTCTTCTGATAAATATCCAAAATACTCATTTGTTTTTTGTGATATTAATGCGTCTACATATGGTTGATTCTTGTCGTAATATTCTGATAGTGCAAATTTAGCAGCTGCTTCATCTCTAGGAAGAACTGCACCAAATAATTTATAACTATATACTCCTTTATCTGTACTTGCTGCTGGTTCACCTTCTGCTGTATAATTAACTTTCCACATTTCAAGCATAGCATTTACAAAATATTCTTTTTCATTACCTATAACAAACTCTTGTATATAGTCTTGATTACTACTGTTTATTGCATTTTGTACTTCTTTACTTCTTTCTGATTTCTTTTTCATCATTTGTGAAATAATACCTAATGGAATACCTTCTGCTCTGTATTCACTAGCTACTGAATAAAATTTCCATACATCATCAGACATACCTTGTGGTTGTGTAAATCCACCACCAGTTACAAAATCAAATGTAGGTAATTTTTTATTTAATTGTTCAGTAATATTATCAGGTTCCATTTGTAATATTTGCACTGGTCCTAAAGATGCAAACCAATTTTGATAACCTTTTGGTATATAATTTTCATATTGAAATACTTTAGATAATGTTTCTAATTCGTTTTCAGGCAAAGTATTATAAAATTCAATAGTATCTGTATAACCAAAGTTACTAAATATTGTATTATAATAACCATCCATAATAACTTCTTTACCACCCATAGCTGTAATTTGCTCATCACTTAACATTTGATCTACTAAAAAACTAACTTTAGTTTCAGAATCTTGGAATTGACCATCTATTAATTTACCAGCACCTAAGTTATATAACTTACGAGTTTTATATTTTGCTTCATTTAAATTTACTAATTTTTGTATTTTTGCATCTGTAACTTTAACATTTTGTAATTCAAAAAAACTTTTCATTTCATTAAAATTTAATGGTTTAGTATAATTTCTTCCTGGTGGACCTTCTGTAGTTACAAATAAATCATATTGTCCATTAAATGTGTTTAGTTGTCCTAATTGTTTTTCTATTGTATTTACTAAACTGTAATCAGTTACTGCACTTGAACCATCTTCTTTTGTTTTTTTAACAAGATTATTATTTTGTATTTTTGCTAAGTATTGATTGTTTGAAGTAATAACTTTATTCATTATTTCTTCACCAACCTTAACTCCAGTAGCATCTTCAAAAACATCAAAGTTTACTCCACGAGTATTATTCTTATTTAAGATATAATCATTTTGCCAATTAGCATGAGCTAAGTTTGCTGCTGCCATTTCATCTGGATTTTGTACATCAACATTCTGATAAAATGCTGCTGTAATAGCATTAACTCTAGCAATTTCTACTTGTTCTAATATCGCTAGTTCTTTTAACTTAAGATCAGCTCCATTCATAGAACCACCACTAAATGGTTCTAGAGCTTCATATCTTCCTTTTAATGAACCTAATGCTTTTGTTAATACTGTTCCACTATACTCATGAATTAAACTTAATGCTTCTGTTGGTGATGATGCTGTTCTAGCTATATTAAAAAAGTTATATTCTGCATCTTGTATAATATTATTATACCATACATCAAATTTATCTTTGTTTTCATTGAAGGTTATAGTGTTACTTTGTTCTCTTAATACTTCAAAACTTGATATAAACTTTTGTTGAAAATATGAATTAGCTGCAATCTTTAATCTTTCAGGAGCATTAGCTAATACAGAATCATTATATGCGTTCATTTCTGTAGTAAATTCTTCAAGGTTAGGATTTTGTCCTGACATAATAATATTGTTTACTTTTTCATTTACATACATTCCTGTGTTAAATTCATAATCATTCATCCAATTTGCATCATAAAGTTTTGCTTGTGCTTCACCAAAAGCATTTAAAGAATCAGCAATAGGCTGAGTTATACTAGATATATTAGGAGTACCTACTGTAACTACACCCATTCTAGAAGCTGTAGATGATGGTGATACTGTTGTTGTTGGATTTATTCTTTGTATTTTAGACACGCATAATCCTATTCTTAAATCCTAATACTTTTTGTCCAAATGTTTTTTCGCCTTCTTGCAAATACATATTATGGTATTGCCATCCATTTACTATAGTAGTAGATGCGTCTACTAATGCACCAATATTAGAATATCTACGATCTAATTTTTCACTATAAATAGCTTGGTCATAAGATGTTTTAATTTTATTTACATTAAATCTATTAGAAGCTAAATCTTTTTCTAATACATTTCTAATATCTTGTTGAATAGCTAAGAAACTTCTACTTTCTCCTACACCACTTGCACCTTTTACTGCTCTATTGTTTGCAAGTATTTGTTCTACTTCCCTTCTTCTATTTAGTTCTGCTTGTAATCCTTCAAACTCTGCAACTTTTTTTTCTTGTTCATATCTTCTTATATTTTCTGCGGCAGCTGCATTTGCTGCTCTCATTTGCATTATAGTTCCAACTGTGCTAATTCCAGCAGAAATCATAAACATAGTTGCTGGTGTTATTGCTGCCATTAGTATACTACCTCCAATGCCATACCTAATAATTTTAAAGGTAATGGTTCTGTTTGTGTAACTTTAACTGTAGGTGATCTATCATATCCTAAAAAATAAAACTCTTTTTTACCAGTAACACTCGCCACCGATTGTGCTACATCAAAGTCTACTTGTCTAATAACTAAATTTTTT